ACGATCAGCGTGGTGGCCAACGCGAGCACGACGGTCAACACGCTAAGCGTGACGGCCAGCACGGTCTCGCCCACGATCAGCGTGGTGGGCAATGTGAGCACGACGGTCAACACGCTAAGCGTGACGGCCAGTACGGTCTCGCCCACGATCAGCGTGGTGGGCAATGTGAGCACGACGGTCAACACGCTGAGCGTGATGGCCAGCACGGTCTCGCCCACGATCAGCGTGGTGGCCAATGCAAGCACGACGGTCAACACGTTGAGCGTGACGGCCAGCACGGTATCACCCACGATTGCGGGCGGGGCGTTGGTTACGGTCAATACATTGAGCGTGACGGCCAGCACGGTCTCGCCCACGATTGCGGGCGGGGCGTTGGTTACGGTCAACACGCTGAGTGTGACGGCCAGTACGGTCTCGCCCACGATTGCGGCCGGGGCGCTGGTTACGGTCAATACGCAGGCGCTGACGGTGAGCGCGATCGCGGTGACGGTGAGCATCGCAGGGGACGTGTCGGCGGACGTCAGCACGCTGACGGCGACGGTTAGCACAGTATCGCCCACGATCAGCGGCGATTGCGCAGTGGCGGTCAATACGCAGGCGCTGACGGTGAGCGCGATCGCGGTGACGGTGTTGATTGGGGGAGAGGTTGCCGTAGCGGTCAACACGCAGACGGTGACGGTGAGCACGGTATCATCCACGATCGCGGCCGGGGCGCTGGTGGCGGTTGGGGAGCAGGCGCTGACGGCCAGTACGGTGGCGCCTACAGTGTTAGCAGGGGATATCATTGTATCAGCCAGCACGCAGGCGCTGACGGTCAGCACGGTGGCGCCAGTGGTGGTGGGGGACGGGTTGGTGTTGCCCAGCACGGTGACGCTGACAGTGGCGGTGATTGCGGTTACGGTTTCGGTGGTGAGCGGGGCGGCGGTTACGCGGGATCTCACCTTGTGGTCGCGGAGTGCGACATTAACTTTGGAAACGAGGTGATCCAAAATGGCAGACGTAGTTTACAACAGTTTCAAGAAAGAGTTGGTGGATGGCTCGATCGGGGATATGGCGGCGGGCACCATCAAGGTGATGTTGGTGACTTCCAGTTATACGCCAGATCAGGACAGCCATACGCGGCGCAGTGATGTTACCAACGAGGTGGCGGGTACGGGTTACACTTCGGGGGGGACGGCACTGGCGAGCGGAACGGTAACACAGGACAACACGGACAATGAGGGCGTGTATGACGCGGCGGATGTGACTTGGAGCAGCTCCAGCATCACGGCGCGGGCGGCGGTGCTGTACAAGTCGACGGGGGCGGCGGCGACGGATAACCTGATCGCGTATTTTGACTTCTCGGAAGACAAAACTTCCACCAACGGCGACTTCACCATCCAATGGGGATCTGAAGGCATTATCAACGTAGGGTAGGCCGATATGAAGAGCACAGATCGGCAGTTCAAAGAGCATCCTCTGTATCAGGGTGAGGATGAGCAGATCCAGTACGTGCTGACCACGACGCCGTGGGGATCCAGCCCGACATCACCATCGGTGGCGATGTATGATGAGGCGGGCACGGATGTGACCAGCACCAACGTCTCTGGCACGGCCTCTGTGAGCGGGGATGAGATCACGACGGGCACCATCACGTCGCTGACCTCTGGCACGCGCTACCGGATGGAGATTAAGTTTACGGTGGGCACGAATGTGGTGGAGGCGTGGGGGTATGTGTATGGGCAGGAGTAAACTATGGCTCTAAGAGCTGGTATGTCGGATCTGATCCTGAGGGTGCGGGGTCTGACGAAGGCGCGTACGGATGAGTATGATATCGACGCGGAGGGATGGTGGTCGGATCAGCACATCCAGGACACGCTGGATAGTCACAGCACGTTTATGATCGATGCTCCGCTGACGTGGCTGCCGCAGTCGATCGGCGGGGGTACGGTGACGTATCTGGTGTGCGCGGCGGAGTATCGCGATTTCGAGACGGCGGCCAGCGGTACGGCGCGCTGGATCGTGCGCGATGGCCCGGGGGCGGAGATCGGCACGGCGAATTACACGGCCGATTATCGCTCGGGAAGGATTTCCTTCACCACCAGCCAGGGCGGCACGGCCTACTATCTGACGGGCTACAGTTACGACATCAACGCGGCGGCGGCCGATATCTGGGCAGAGCGGGCGGCCTATTTCTCGGACTGGTATGATTTCCAGGCGGATGGCCAGCGTTTTCAGCGTCAGCAGGCGTTTGAGCACGCGGAGAAGATGGAAAAGATTCTGCGGGCCCGGGCCGGGGCGAACGTGGTGACCAACGCGGCGGGGGAGATCCGGATGGCACAGTTTGTCAGGACGGATATCGGATGAGCGGACTGACGGATCAGGAGCTGGTGGCGCTGCGGGTGATCGCCGATGATTGGTTTCCGGATACGTGCACTATCCAGACGCGGACGGAGAGCGTGGACGCGCTGGGGGGGAGCTCGCTGAGCTGGTCGGACACGTACGAGGATGTGGATTGCAGGCTGGCGCCGTTGGGTATGCAACGGGCAGAGCAGGTTTTCAACTTCGCGCTGGAGGGACGGTCGACGTGGATGCTGAGCGTGGCATACGATCAGGCGATCACCATCGAGGACCGGATCACGTTTGATAGCGACACGTATGAGGTGCTGGCGGTGGAGGACGATCACAGCTATCGCACCATACGCCGGGCGCTTCTTGCACGGGTGAACTGATGGCCGTACGGGTGCGGTTGGATACAAAGAAGATGGACGATCTGATCCAGGCGACCGAGTCTCCGGTGTATGAGGTGCACGATGGGGTGCATTATGGCGTGTACCAGGAATTCACCAGCTCAGGGCATCCGTCGCTCGTGCCAGCCATGGAGAAGACGCGGCGGGTGTTTCGGCGGGTGATTTCGGAGGCGCTGGAGCGGGGGGTGTCACTGGATGATGCGATCAACAAGATGGCGAAGGACGTGCAGACGATGTGGGCCTCGGATGTGAATGTGGACACGGGGGCCTATAAAAACTCGATCACGACGCGGAAGGTGAAATGATGCCGGTGGAGGCGCTGGAAACGGGGATTTACAGTCTGTTATCCGGAGATGCCAGCCTTATTACGGAGCTGGGAGGTACGGCGATCTACAACAAGCGCGCTCCTCAGTCGCCTCCGGAGAAGTACGTGATTTTCCAGTGGCAGGGCGGCGGCGATGAGAACGAGACGCCTAATCGCACGCGAAACGTCGTGTACGCGGTGTTTGGCGTGGCTGCGACGCAGGCGGACGCGGCCGGGATTGACAGCGCGATTGACGCGGCGCTGCACCAGTCGTCTGTGAGCGTCTCTGGCTGGACAAACTTTTGGACGGCCAGGGAAGAGGACGTAAATTTAGCTCAGGAAGACGCAGGGGGCGTCACGAAGTACCAGGTGGGGGGGCTTTATCGGATCCGGATCGATTTGGACTAAGCCTGAACAAGTTCAGGGAGCATGAACAAGTCAGGACTCAAAAACAGGAGTGAACGATGGCAGAATATTCAGGAACCAATTTATATTTGATCTTTGGATCGACCGTGCTGGATGGCGATTATCGGCGTTTTGACGTGACGGAGACCATGGATCTGGTGGATGCCAGCGCGGGCAGCGACACGGGCACGACGCACGTGACGACGCTGACCAACGGCCAGGCGACGCTGGAGCTGGTGGATCAGACCAGCGGCACAGCGTTGTGGGCGGCGGTGGCGAACGGCACGAGTGGGACACTGGAGTGGGCTCCGGAGGGCACAGCCAGCGGGAAGCCGAAATACACGGTGACGGCGATCGTGAGCGAGCGGGCGCGGTCGGTGGGATATAACGACGTGGTGACGTTGAATGTCAACTTCCAATTCAGCGACAACTCGGGCGTGGTACAATCGTCATATTAGGCCAGTGAGGGGGGAATGATGGAGGGGACACAAACGGGGCCGGTGGTGACGGTTCAGGACATCGACGGCATCCAGATCGATCTGAACCGGGTGACGCGGCGCGAGTTTCACGAGCTGATGGGCGAGATCGCGGCGGCGCAGATGGCGGCCAAGGGCTTGGAGGCGGATCAGCATACGGGCGTGCTGATCGAGCGCGTGGTGGTGGATTGGCCGTACGAGGTGTCGATCACGACAGATTCATATATGGATCTGCCGATGCACGATGCGCAGCGGGTGGATAACGCGCTGGAGCAGGCGATCCGGATGCTGCAAAAAAAAAGGTAGGCGAGCGGGTTTGGTTGTCGGCGAAGTTCCGGCAGCCCATGGATACCTGGACGGGGGCGGTTTACCAACGCGCTAAATTGGCGTTGATCACGGGCTGGCCATTGGGTTATATCGATCAGTTGGGGTGGTTCGATTTTGAGACAGTTTTGCAGGTCCACGAGGCGGAGAATTTTGTGGAGATAAGAAATGGCAATTGAGGCTGCATCGCTATACGCGACGCTGGGTCTGAACAGTTCTGGCTATGAGCGCGGGATGAAGCAGGCGCGGGGCGGGCTGCAGAGGTTCAGCGGTGTATTGACCAGGGGACTCAAGACGGCAGCGATCGGCGGTGTGGGCGCGCTGGCGGCGCTGGGCGCGGCGGGCGCGGGCATCGGCGCCAAGCTGGTGGGTTTGGGCAGCGATGCGGAGGAGATGAAGGCCAAATTTGATACGGTGTTTGGCACGTCGGCGCAGTCGGCGGAGATGTGGCTGGATGAGTTTGGTAACGCGGTGGGGCGCAACAAGTTCGAGCTGATGGAAATGGCCAGCACGTTGCAGGACACGTTTGTGCCCATGGGCTTTGCCCGGGGGGAGGCGGCGCGGCTGTCGACGGATATGACGAAGCTGGCCGTCGACGTGGCCTCGTTTAACAACACGCTGGAAACGGACGTGATCAACGATTTCCAGTCGGCGCTGGTGGGCAACCACGAGACGGTCAGGAAGTACGGCATCGTGATTACGCAGGCGACGCTGGATCAGGAATTGATGAGGATGGGCATTGCCGACGGGATCAAGGCGGCCACGGAGCAGCAAAAAGTCATGGCCAGGATGAATATTGTCATGGCGGGCACAACGGACGCGCAAGGCGACGCGGCGCGCACCTCGGGGAGCTGGGCGAATCAGATGCGGGCGCTGAAGGCGCAATTGGCGGAGGCGGGGACAGAGATGGGGACGCAATTGCTACCCATCGCGACCAAGTTCCTGGGGGCAATTGTGCCTATCGCTCAGGAGCTGTTGCCGCTGATGGTGAGCCGGTTTGCGGAGTTTGCCTCGCAGCTGGGTGTTACGGTCGGACCGGCGATGGTGGCCATAAACGACGCGCTGACGCGGATCGGGGCGGCGCTGGGGCTGACTACGGGCGAGGTGACGGGCCTGGACGCGGTTATGGCGATCTTTGGCGCCGGGCTGGATGCGATCGTGGTCAGCGTGGAGTTGCTGGCCGTCGCGTTTCAGGGCGTGGCATCGGCGATTGAGTGGGCGTCGGAAGAGTGGGATAAGCTCAAAGGGTTGACTCAGGGTGAAGGCTGGGCAATGGGCACGCAGAATGTATCGCCCGGGCAATTGCTCCCGGAGGGCGGGCTGGGCGCGCTGTTTGGCGGCGGGCGGCAGCACGGCGGGCCGGTGGCTCAGGGGCGCTCATATATGGTCGGGGAACGCGGTCCCGAAAGGTTTGTGCCAGGGCAGGATGGATATATTATGCCCAGCGAGTCGCGGGTGATTAATCTGGTGGTGGATGGCGCGGTACTGGCCAGCGTGGTGGATGGTTATCAGGGCAGGGCGGCGCGACAGGGCGCCAGGATGGGAGGTAGGGCGCGATTATGATCACGACGCTGAAGCTGGTGTATGGCGGAAGCAAGCGTTATCCACCTCGGAATCCAAGCCGGACGCTGGATCTGAACCAGGCAGATAAGAATCTGGCGATGATGCTGGGCGGGTTTGCGCCTGGACCGGGGGGGCAACAGGTGGTGTGGTCCGGGGGGACGCTGCGCAGAGAGGGTCAGGACCGAATTGATTCGACGCGAGATAATGCGGTGTTTGAGCTGGTTTACCAGTTGCGCGGCAGTTCGGTGGCGCAGCTGGCATATTGGCAGCGAGAGATCGGCCGGGTGGCGCTGGATGTGCGTGATTACGAGGAACGCGCACAGGGGGAACCGGTATGGCTGATGTACTTGATGGAGTCGGCGCTGGCAGATCTCCCGGCGCCGGTATTTGGGCAGATGTACCACTACCAGCGCGTGCTGGATATTAATGTGCCCAGCTGGCCGGACTCGCTGCACGCCGGGGCGCTGCAATCGGATAATGCGATTTTGGGCATGGTGGCGGCGCTGACGTGTGGGCCGGTGGCAAAGGGGCTTCAGCAAAGCGCGGGCGTAGGCATTGGCCAGCTTGAGATCGATCCGCATAAGGGCGTGTTGATGGCCATGGCGCTGACAAATCTGGTTACTAATGCGGAATTCGCGCATGGCACGTGGGATAACGATTGGACGGCCTCGGATGCGGATCTGGTAGCGTATCAGGAGACGCGGCCGGGCTTCACGCTGTCGCATGATAGCGCGGCGCATTTGATCAACCAGGGGACGGCGGTGCACCAGTTCACACAGACGCAGACGCTGGGGGATGGGATCAAATCGATCAGCGCTATGGTACGGCGTCCGGACGGAGCGGATCCATCGGCTGATTTTCAGTTCTGGGGCCAGGCGGCGGCGCTGGGCACGCCGACAACGGATCAGATTGATGGCGGGCCGTGGTATCATTGTCACGACACGTATGACGCGGTAGCGGTGAGCAGCTCGCATGGGCTGCAGGTGGCGGTGGGTTCTGAGATAATCGTGGATAATGTGCAAATCGCGGCGGCGGCTTTGCTAGATCCCGCGTCGCGACCGGCTCCATTTTGCGCGGGCACCGAAATCGGCTGTGATTGGGTGTCGGCGGCGTACGATTCGAGTTTGCGGACAGCGGGTACGCTGCGCTGGGACCTGGATGATGAGCTGGCGGGCGAGTTTACGGTGGCGGGCTGGATCCAGCCCGGCTATCCGGTGGCTGGCGTGATGCAGGAGCACACGTTGTGGCAGTATTACGTGGATGCAACCGATAATATCACCTGTCAAATAGACATCATCGGCGGGCCGGGGACGGCGCGATTTGAGGTGGTAGGCGACCGGGATGGGGCCGCGTTTGCGCTGAATGGTTCGTCGCTGTCGTTTGATGCGTATGATAAGATGCACGTGGCGGTGGTGCACGTGGATGGCACGCTTACGATGTACGTGAATGGGGCGGCGGATGGATCGACGGCTCTGCCGCTGGGCTATTCCACCGGGGGGACGCTGTGCTTGGGCTTTTCGGTGGAGGAGGAGCAGGCGCTGAACGGCTATCTGGACGGCTGGCGCATCTGGCGGGAGGGGTTGACGGCGACGCAGGTGAGCGATTTGTATGATGCGGAGCTGCCCGTGAAGCAGGACCATGGGGTGATCGGCATGCCGCCGTTTATCTGGACGAAGGACGGCGACGCCGAGATTGACGCGGTGTCGGGCGATGTGAGCGGTACGGCCAGCCATAACTACGCGATTCTGGGCGGGGTGAGCGGCGATATGCCTGCGGAGGTGGAGTGGCGCATCGATCTGGATACGGCGGAGGCGCCGCGTGTGGTGTGGATGGGGCGCAAGGCGGTTACGGAGCCGTTTGCATCCCCGCGTACGCTGTGGCTGGAGTACGATGGCACGTCGGATACGGGTAATAGCTCGGGCGATGCGTATGAACAGGGAACGACGTCGGGATCGGGGAGCGACACGCACGATTTCGATATGACAATGAACGAGATAGAAGTGATTCGAGGGCACGTGCAGGTACTGGGCCGCTTCCGGGCGATCGGGCAGAATTATGACGTGGCGCCTTATTTTCGCCTGGGGGCGTCGGACCGGGCGTATGGGGATACGCTGACGGGGGGGACGGCGAGCGCGATGCAGTTGCGCGATTTTGGCGATTTTGAGATCGACTGGCCGCAGGCGAATGTGCCGCCGACGATGGTGGCAGGTTTGATGGTGACGGAAGCGGTGGCGACGGCGGGTACGGTGCGTCTGGATTTCATCCAGCTCCTACCGGAGCCGAGCTGCCGGGTGGAGTGCGAGAGCGGCAGCGGGGGGACGGTGACGCTGGCCAGCGGCGACACGCTGGTGGTGGATGGCTGGGAGGCGTGGATGGAAGACGCGAGCGATGATGACTCGCAGCTCCAGCGCTGGATGCACACGGGGGATGAGGTGACGCTGAAGCCGAATGAGTACAATTACGTGTACTTTGTGCTGGGGGAGGAGGACACGGCGTACACGGTGACCAGGTCGGCGACGGTGGCGGCTAAGGTGACGCCGCGTTATACTCTGCCGGGTGGGGTGATCGCGTGAATCAGCAGTTGCTGGATGATGATTTGCTGCGGGATGGGTTTACCAAGCTGTTTTTGGCGTGGAAGGAATACGAGAAGGAAGTGGAGAACCGGATGGCGGAGCTGCAGCATGAGATAAATACGCTTAGTACGCGGTTGTCGCTTCTGGAGTATAAGGCGCAGCGGAAGCCGGATGATGTAGGAATCAAGGATGAGTAATATTTTTGGGACGCCGATGGTGCTGAAGCCGGTAGGCAAGCCCGCAGGATGTGTGGAGCGCATCACAGGTTTTTTATTGGTGTGCTTTAAGCGACTGGCGTGGGTGTTGGTCGGGGTTGTGATCGGGTACGGTTGCGCGGTGATTCAATGAAGGAACGGATTTATATTTATGACCGGGATGGGGCGCTGGTGAATGACCCCAACCGGTCAGCGGATTACGCGACGGGGCTGGAATGGGAGACAAATTGGCCGAAGGGCTATGGGATGGCCTCGTTTCGGGTGGCGCGGGATATCGCCAAGCGCTGGGCAGTGAAGAACGCATATGAGATGGTGGTGCGTTCGGGTCCGACTCGGGTTGTGTATCAGGGGCGGCTGAATTCGTTGAACCGGGCGCTGCGGCAGGGGGGGGAAGAGATCCAGGTGTCGGCGCTGGGTTGGTATGTGGTGTTGGTGGAGCGCAAGATGCGCAAACGCTGGATCGACGCGGCGCCGATGTCGCGCACGACGTGGCCCACAACCGCCAGCCCGCAGGATACGTTTGTGGTGACTAAGCGGGAGGACTTTTGCAAGGTCGGGTTGCAGTTTTTCAATTCGACGCGGACGGCGGGGGAGAAGTATCGCGAACGCTATACGATGCCAGATAGCACGACGGCGCGACGCGTGACGTTTGACTATTGGATCAGAACGGGTGAGGGGGGGGAGATTGTCACATACAATGTGGACGAAGACGCGGCGGATGGTACGGCGACGAATGCCGGTCCGCCTTATAACGATACCAGCGGATCGGCAGACGTGACGATCAGCCCAAACGCGAATGTGATCGAGTTTCGATTTCAGTGTATTACGACGGATGATTATGACGATAACGACGTGCTGTTGATTAACAATGTGGTGGTGTATGGGGAATTTGAGAGCGGGCACAGTCACGACGGGAGCGAGACGTATCACGCGGATGAAATTGTGGAGGATGTGCTGCTCAAGATAGGGGGAGATCTGAGCAGCGATTACGACGAATTGACGGATCCAGGCTATGTGCTGAGCCCGTTTATCACGCAGGGGGACGATTACGAGTCGGGGGATAGCATCATACAGCGAGCAGCGTTGTTCGGGGACAGTT